ATCAACAAACAAAGGAATATACAATGACAAAATTTGACAAATCAAAGTTCAGCTACCACGGTGGATACTTGACATACACAGGCGATTACAATGGTCGTCCAGTATGGGAAGCAGCTCCACGCATCCATCCTTCAAACGTTGGCAAAGGTAAGAACTTGTTCATTGCTCGTTTCAAGCACAAAGGTCCAATCACAAAGGCAAAGTTCCTTAAAGAACTTATTGCTAATCACACAGTTGAAGATTATGCAAATGCTTACTTGTTTGGTATGACTCCTCACGCAATTCTTAGAGATAAAAATCCTGAATGGCACGACAAAATAATGGGAAAGTAATATGAATATATTCTTTTTATCCGATAAACCAGTTGAAGCTGCGCAGATGATGTGTGACAAACACTGTTCAAAAATGATAGTGGAGGCAGGTCAAATGCTGTCCACTTCTCATCGCATGCTTGACGGTTATATGGAAAAACGTCCATCTAAATCAGGCAAACGTATGGTAAAATATTATGTCCACAATAGTGGCAACATGGAAGAAGTTCTATACAAAGCAGTTCATCATGCGCATCCTTGCACAGTATGGACGATGGCCTCTAAGGCCAATTATATATGGCATTACGAGCACCTTATAGGGCTCGCTCAGGAGTTTGAGTTGCGGTACAAGAAAAAGCATATGACCATAAACAAACTAAAAGATATCCTTTCTACACCGCCAGATAACATACCTGACATAGGCTTGACTGAGTTCCCACAAGCTATGAATGCATTCCCAGAATGTAAGGTTGAAGGCGATCCTGTTCAAGCATATCGTAATTATTACCATGCAGCTAAATCATTTGCTGTGTGGGTAAAAGGTAGAGAAGCACCGTATTGGTGGGAAGGGTTTAAAGGGTATCCACTTGAAGTATATAATAATTGATCCAGACAAAGGCATATTTTTAGGAACTCGGCACGACGATGAGAACGATGGAGTTGGCATGCTATTCTCGGCATACAACTTTCTAGAGCTCACTCAGGCGGTTTGTTGGGATACGCGTAGACAGTGCTTTGAGTATATGCATAAGTTCATTAGACCTCATTTACACCATTGTTTTATAGCCGAAATTGAGTCTTACTCTGAAAAAAGCTATGTTAGCATAGCCGATATTTGTAGATCTGGATACGGAGATCATGGTACAGAAATGATTGACGCATTACATATGCCCAATACGTGGACACATTAATTTCGTATGAAATGAAATTAACTATTGACATTTGCTATTTTATTTGGTATATTAGAATCAACAAATAAAGGAATATATAAAATGTCAAACTATACAACACTTTCAAACGTAGAAGCACTTAAAAATAATCTTGTTGATTTAGCTGGAGATCATGGCGAGCTTTATGACATGTATATCGACGATGTACGTGATATTGAAACTGCTGTTGAACTTTACAATAAATTCGACTCAGAAGGTTTAGCAAAGCATGTTGACTACATGGACACATCTCCACGTGAAGACTTAGTCGTGGCCTTTGCAAACGATCTTGGAAAAGATTTCGCTTCAAATATTCTTGGATATGAAGTTAGATAAAAATGTAATGAAACGAAATTAACTATTGACATTTCGTTTAGAATCGGATATATTGTATATATCAAATGAAAACAAACTAAGGAAATAATATTATGGCGCACGAATTGGAAATGGTAAACGGTCAAGCTCAGATGGCATACCGTGAAAGCAAAGGTCTACCTTGGCATGGTCTTGGTACACCGGTATCAGACGATATGACACCACAAGAAATGATGAAAGCAGCTGGTCTTGACTGGGAAGTTGAAGAGTCAGAATGTTTTGCACGTTGGAAAGGTGATGTTGTAGCAACTGGTCAAAAAGCACTTATTCGTTCAACTGATGGAAAAGTGTTAACACAAGTTGGCAAAGGTTGGAACCCAGTTCAAAATGCTGATGCATTTGACTTCTTTACTGAATTCGTATCAAGTGGTGACATGCAAATGGATACCGCAGGTTCTCTTAAAGATGGTCGTTTAGTATGGGCATTAGCTGACGTACAAGATGGTTTCACACTGTTTGGTGGAGATGAGGTAAAAGGTTACCTACTATTTTCCAATCCACACGTATATGGAAAATCCATTGACATTAAGTTTGTAATGGAACGTGTTGTTTGTAATAACACTTTGGCTGTAGCACTTAACGAAGCCGGTCAGCCTTCCGTTCGCGTCAATCACCGTTCAGTGTTTAACCCAGCAAGTGTAAAAGAAATCCTTGGCATTGGTCACAATAAAATCGAGGAATTCAAAAACGCTGCAGAGTTCCTTGGATCTAAGCGTTACACTGATGAAAAACTTACAGAGTTCTTTGGTGTAGTATTTGGCAAATCAACCAAGGAAAAAGAAGTATTGGCTCGTACTGCTAAAGAAGCAATGGCTATCGTCGAGGATCAACCTGGGCACGAGTATGCACCCGGAACTTGGTGGAATGCTTATAACGCAGTTACATATATGACTGACCATAACCTAGGTCGTTCAGCTGACTCGCGTATGGCATCTGCATGGTTTGGTGGAAATGCAAAACGTAAGGTTGACGCATTGACTACTGCTTTGGAGATGGCTGATGCCTGAGTTAACTTGGACAAAAGTTGTAATATTAGGAATAGCCTTAGGGCTATTTCTGATTATCGTTGACCCTCTAATTATTATTCGTGGAATTTAATTATGAACTATACATTGCTTTACATCGCCTTTCACCTTGCAGGGATTGGCGGTTACCAATTCTATTGCGAAGACTATTACCTAATCCTTAGCGGTTTACCTATTGCGTACGCGCTGTTCCAATATGTAAAGGTAAGTATTTTAGTATTAAGTCCCGCATGGGATGTTGAATTATCATATGCCGACCATATTCCAATTAACTGGAAGATGCTACACAACGCAATAATGGCTCTATCAACGTATCTTATTTACGATGCGGGTTATCAGTTTTTTGCTGGCATCGTTTCATTATATATACTTGTTGTGGTTGGTTCATTGCTTATTACTATGTCCAACGTTGATCTTAGCGATGAGGAATAAAAAATGAAAATACTGATTATGGGCTTACCGGGTTCTGGCAAAACCTGGTTGGCCGAACGATTACAGAAGCGTCTTAACTGCGCTTGGTTTAATGCTGACAAAGTCCGTGAAATGGCCAATGACTGGGAATTCTCAGAAGCAGCCAGATTGCGTCAAGCATATCGCATGCAAAACATTGCCGACTATGAAATAGAAAATAACCGCACAGTAATAGCTGACTTTGTTTGTCCGCTTGAAATCACGCGTGAAATATTTGATGCTGATTACATAGTATGGATGGATACTATTTCTCGAGGTAGATACGAAGATACAAACGATATGTTTCAAACACCTGAAAAGGTAGACTATCATGTAGAAGCTTGGTTTGATAATACAGACGAGGCATTAGCAGATGCTATCGCACGACATATAAGGATTAACCAAGATGTTTGATTATAAAAAACCATCAGTACAGATGTTGGGAAGATGGCAGCCATGGCACGATGGCCATACAGAGCTATTTAAACGAGCTCACTCTTTCACTGGCCAAGTTGTCATTATGATACGTGATGTATTTCACTTTGACGGTGATGCTGGAGATGGTCGTACCGCTATGCAAGATGATAACCCGTTTGGCACGATTGATGTGATTAAGAACATTGAAAACGGATTGGCCGCGCACGGCTTTCGCAATGGATATGAATACTTAATTTTAGAGGTTCCTAACATTGTTGACATTAGTTATGGTCGTGGTGTTGGATATACATTCACTGAACATGATTTAGGTAAAGAAGTACACGACATTAGCGCAACTAAAATTCGTAAACAAATGCGTGAAGATGGTAATCTATAGTTGACATTTTGTCTAGAATCAGTTATATTAGAACTAACAAACTAGAGGATTACATTATGGATATTAAACACCAAACATTCGAGCTATATAAACGCGACTCTAATGGTAAAATTAGAGTCTATCGTGGCGAAGTTGCAAAAGAAGGCGAATATTGGTTTACTCGAGTTATCACGGGTTTGAGCGATGGCAAGCAAACTGAGTCTGGTTGGCGCGCTGTAGAACAAAAGAACATCGGCAAAGCTAACGAAACTTCGTTAGAGGAACAAGCAATTGCTGAAATGACAGCGGATGCAAAAAAGAAATCAGAACGTGGTTACTTTGATAACCTAAAAAATGTTGATACGTTTGATAAGATTAAGCCAATGCTTGCTTCAAAACATGAAGACGCTAAATATAACTTTGATAAAAACACGTACTATTCTCAACCCAAGTTAGATGGTATTCGTTGTATTGCAAAGGCTAATGGATTATGGACTCGAGCAGGTAAAGAACTTGTAAGTGTACCACATATTAGCGATCAATTAAAGTCATTCTTTGAAAAGTATCCAGATGCTATTTTGGATGGTGAACTATATAACCATGAATTACGCGAGAACTTTAATAAGATCACTTCTTTAGTTCGCAAAACAAAGCCAGAACCCTGGGATGTTAAAGACTCTGCAAGATTAGTAGAGTATCACGTGTACGATGTTATTAGTCATTCTGGCGTATTTTCTGAACGTATGGATTGGATTACTGAACAGGCTGAAGGAATTCCTAACTTTACTAATTCAGTTATACTTGTTGAAACCCAACAAATCTTTGATGAAACTATGATGGACGATCTTTATGGAGCATATCTTGAAGATGGTTTTGAAGGTCAAATGATTAGACTAGATGCAGTGTATCAGCAAAACAAACGATCTAAATCTTTAATCAAACGCAAAGAATTTCTAACAGATGAGTATAATGTTATTCGCGTAGAAGAAGGCAAAGGTAATTGGGCGGGACATATAAAACGCTTTGTTATGCAAACGGCTAATGGCCAAGAGTTTGGAGCCGGTGTACGTGGTACTCAGGAAGTATTGAGTAAAATGTTTCAAAACGGCGATACTCCAACTTGGTGTACACTACGCTATTTTGCGCCAACGCCAGATGGAATTCCTCGTTTTCCAGTTGTTATTGACTGGGGAACAGGGCAAAGAGAAGATTAATTTAAAAAGGAGACTACATAATGACTGATCTACCGTCAACAATTACGGACACCGATCGTAAAAAAATCCAAGGTGCGCTTAAAGAAATGTCAGATTCAATGACGCGAACAGCGGCTGAAAAGGATTTGCAAAAAGAAATCGCTGCTAAAATCCTTGAAGATTGCAACGTAGGTAAAGCACACTTTAATAAACTTGCTCGTATTTACCATGCGTCAAATCTAATGGAAGAAGCATCTCGTAACGATGAGTTTATGGAATTTGCTAATCAAGTAATGGCCTCGCCAGCGAATCAAATCGAAAACTAAATGAAATCGCAATACGAAATTGTAGTACCGTATTACCAACAACAAGAGTCTAATGAACCTCAACTGCAAAATGCAGAAGATGGGCACAGGTATTCTATGTTTGTTAAAGGTAATGATCATATGATTAACGGTAGGACATATTGCTATAAGGATGAAGACGGCAATTATGTTAGCAGTTTTGTAAGCCAATATTCTGATATAATTGAACAAAACCTAGAACCTCGTGTAAGGGATGGAGTACGCGCTTTACACGAGAAAGGTTATTTAACGTTCACGAGCTGCCAAGGTCATGACGACTCAAAGCATCGGTATATTGGAGTTGTGTTTAATACCAAAGAGCAAAAGAAAGATTTTATTAAGAATATAGATAATCTACATTGCGATATACATTGGTATGATAATGCAATTAATACTGTAGAAAGACCATGTAAAGAAGTTCCTTGGTGGTCAGATGGTGGTATTACATTACATATTATTTACGACGATCTATTGTATCATCACGCACCACAACAAACAAGAAGAGACAAGCCTTACACTGATTTAGATCTTACTAAATTTTGGAATATACAAACAAATAGAAACTATAATCATTATGAATGTGTTGTGTTATCTTTTGG